GTATTCCAGACCCGCAAGCTATCCCGTGGTCGCGTCCCGATGTTGCGCCACCCTTCATCCCGACCAACCCGCTGTTCCTTGCGGTTACCGATTTCTTCGGTAACTACATGATAGACTTCAACAACAATATCATGGTCGCCTTCACGACCACGGTGATGCCTGCCGGCGGCGAACTGGCGTCGATCGACAATCAGCAGATCGGCGGCGAGATGCAGATTCAGGACATGCAACTGGAAGAATTCCTGTATGTCACGCCCGGATCGCGACTCAACAACACGGACGTGGAAGGGTTTGTTCTGAACGAATCGGAGTTGGCTTGAAAAAAATTATTCTCGCGCTGCTCATGCTCGCGCTCTCAATCGGAGCGCGGGCTCAGTTCGTTCCTTTCGTACCGAACCAGATCCTTACCGCTCAGGCGTTGAACGGGGCTTTCAACCAGTTCATTCCTATCAGCGGGGGGACTTCTCCGGTCACATTCACCGGCCTGACGGTGACCGGCAGCACGTCGCTAAACACCCTGACCGTGAACGGCAATGCCGTTTTTAATGGCCCCACCTCAATCTTCGGTCCTACGATCACCAATGCCACGATTACGGGCGGGTCGATCAACAACACTCCCATTGGTGCAACGACGCCCAGTAGTGGGGCGTTCACGACCCTTACCTCGACGGGCGCAACCTCGTTCACGGGCGCAGCAAGTGCGACCACGCAGTCTACAAACGATAACTCGACGTTAATCGCGACTGACGCGTTCACGAATCAGCAGATTATCCGCTCGACCACAACGGTGCCTCTTACGCTCGTGGGGGGCACCTACAATCAGGCGACGCTGGGCAGCGGCTTCTCGCCGGTTGTGTTCGCCTCGGGCGGTGTTATCGGCTCGATCCTGACAATCGCGAATGCTGGTTCTGGATACGCGGTCGGGGATCTTGTCACACTGGCCGGCGGCAATGTGGATGCGACGTTGCGCGTTGCATCGGTATCGGGCGGCGGGGTGACATCCGCAACTGTTCTTTACGGCGGTACGGGCTACAGCAATGGCGCGCAGGTAATGGCATCCATGATCCCCCCGGGAGATCGAAACGTCATTCTGACTGGCGCGCTAACCAGCAATGTCACCTTCATCATTGCAAACGGGACGTATGACACGGCATCGCGCCGACCGTCTTTCGCCAACAACACAACCGGCGCATTTACTGTTACGGTCTTTCTCAGTAACGGCGCGGGCGGTACGACCGGGAGCGGCTATCTACTGCCTCAAGGTTCAAGCAACAATACCTCCGTTCTCTTGCAGACAGACGGCGAAACCAACGTCTGGCCGATCGATACGCCGGCGGGGATTGGCGCTCTGTCAACTGCGGCAGGCGCCGTGCCGCTTACCTCACTGGCTACGCAAGCCGCGAATACCGTGGTCGGAAACGGGACGGGCTCGACGGCATCGCCGACCGCTCTTGCGGTTCCAAGTTGCAGCACCACAGCGAGCGCACTCAACTGGACTACGTCGAGCGGATTCTCGTGTAACACCACGGTGAACGGCGCGACATTAGGCGGCGCGACGTTCGCGGCACCGGGGGCGATTGGCTCGACCACGGCTTCCACCGGCGCTTTCACGACGTTGAACGCAAGTGGAAATGATGCGCTGCTTTACCAGAACAGCACCTCACAAAGCATCCCGAACAACGCGGAAACTACGGTAACCACCTGGACGAAGGTTTTTGATCGCGTGAACGCGAACTTTAACGCATCCACCGGGACATTCACGGCGCCGGCCACGGGGTTCTACCAGGTGAGCAGCCAGCTGTGCTTCAGTAGCGCAACCGGAGTCGTTGGCGTGCAATATAGCGCGGCGGTTGTTGCGAACGGCGTAGCAGTGGCGCAAGGGACGTTCTTTCAGGAATCGGTATCTGCGGATAGCGTTTGTACTGCCGTCAATGCGGTTGTCTCACTCGCGGCAACGCAGACCATTGTTATTCAGGCTTACCAGAATACGGGGTCTGCACGCACCTTGCTGGGAAGTGCGGCATTTACATACCTTTCGATCAATCGGATACCTTAAAATGTCCCTGAATTTCGGCCAGTTCCCCGTCCCGACATTGCCGATTGCGGCAACGGACAAGCTTGTCGGCTACCAGCTGGTTGGCCCTTCATTGCTGCCTACGCTGGCGCAGTATACGTTTGCGCAGGTGGCAACCGCCGTGGCTGCGAACACTCCGCCAGCGGCGTTCGGGATATCGATGCTTGCGTGGTTTCTCACTCTTCCGACTTCTTTGCCGGCGACCGCTGGCGTTCTCTGGAATAACGGCGGGACACTCGCTCTGTCATGAAAAAAATAATCGCCCTTCTGCTGTTCTTTTCGACGGTCGCGTTCGGGCAGAGCTATCCGAGCCCGACGTACAACAACCTGACGCTGATTCACCCCCTGCCAGTCACCTCTGGCGGTACAGGATCGAACACCGGCGCAGGTGCACTGACGAACATTGGTGCGGATCCGATTCCGGTCACGAACAATGTCCAGTACGTCTCGACAGCGGGCAACAATGCGAATAGCGGGGCGAGTCCCGGCCTTGCGCGCGCGTCGATACAGACCGCTGTCAACGCCCTGTCGGCAACGGGTGGGATTGTCTACGTGGCGGGTACGTACAGCCTTACGTCTACGCTTGCGATGCAGCCGAAAGTACGCATCATTTGCGTAGACGGAGCGACGATCACCCAGCCGAACGGGCAGAACCTGACGACGCTGATCGATTTCTCGGCTAACACCGCGAACGGCGCATCCATTCAGAACTGCACAGTCAACGGCAACCGTGCCAACAATACTGACAATGCAAACGATTTTCTGTTGTACGTCGGGCCGGCCAACGACGTAACGGTCACCGGCAACCTGATTGAAAACAGCAACGGATACGGCGTTGACGTATCGACGGGTCTGCGCCCGATTATCAGCTATAACAAGTGGACGAACTTCTATGTCGGACCAATTTACGCTATAACGGGGGTGGCACAAACAGCGACCTATGGCCAGTTCGTCGGCAACACGATGTACGGGGCGATCGGCAGTCACGCGATTACGCTGAACAACTCAGATTACAATGTCGTTTCCGGCAACACAATCAACGCTGCGCTTCAGACCGGAATGACGGTCAACACGTCGGGAACCACGGTAACGTCAACCGCAGGTCCGAACTTCTCGGCGCTCTCTCCGGGTTCGTTCATCATCCTGAATGGCGGTGCGGAGTTCCTGATCACGTCGATCACCGACAACACTCACCTGGTAGTCAACACGACGCCGGGAACCCTGACTGGCGTTCCTGCTGCCGCAGGCCCCGGGGACCTAGTCTCGCTGCTGGCAACTTCACACAACACAATCGCGAACAACAGCACGACCGGCGGTGTCGGAGGCGGGATTGTTGTCTCCAATTTTGTGGCTGGCGAATCAACGCAGAAGAACAACATCATCGGCAACACGATCTACAATTCGGGGGAAGGTTGCATCGAACTGGAAAGCGAAAACACGTTCGGCACGCAAGTATTCGATAACCAGATTCGGGGCAACAACCTCGGGGACTGCGGTGTAGGCGGCACGGCGGTTGCGTCAAACACCCAGTACGGCATCGCACTGATAGACTTCAACCCGAATACGCTGCTCAACACGTTTATCGATGATAACTATGTCCGGGACGATCAGGGCTCGCCGACCACGCAGAACTGGTTGGGGATCACGTCCGTTGGCGTGGGTCAGGTCTTCGTCGGTAAGAACACGAACATAAGTACGGTGAGCGCCGGAGTGGCGGGCGGTATCAGCAGTGTCGGTTTGAGCGCGGGCTGGGGCAGCACGGCAACGTCCAGCGCAATCACTTCGTACGGCAGCAGTTTTGTTCTCACTGTCACATCGTCCGGAACCGGACAAGCGGCCAACGCAGTGGTTACCGTCAACACACGTGCAACTACAGCCGACAATCCGCCTGTTATGAACTGTAAGCAGATCGGGGGGTCGTCCACGCTACTTACTGTCTACGGGGAGACCCCCGGAACTGATGGAGTGCCGGGATTCCAGGCCTTTATCGTGAGTACCGCACCTGCAGCGGGCAACACCTATACTTTCCTCTGTCGGGGCTGATGTGACCTATCTCTATGAGAACAACGCCGCCGGGACGCTCGCTTCGGGCATCTCGAATAGCGCCACGTCGCTCACGCTCAACGTAGGGCAGGCGGCGCTGTTTCCGAACCCTGTGGCGCCCGACACGTTCTTCGCGACGCTCACGGATGCAGCCACGCAGACGCTGATCGAGATCGTGAGTGTCACCGCGGTGGTCGGCAACATCATGACGATCGTTCGCGCGCAGGACGGCACGTCTGCCCTGTCGTGGAATGCGGGCGATATCCTCTCCCAGCGCACCGTGGCGGCTGAACTGCGACAGTGGCAGGGAATCGTGCCGATTGGCGGTATCATTATGTGGTCCGGAGCGGCGAACGCGATTCCGGAGAACTGGGCCTTGTGTAACGGCTCTGGCGGCACGCCGAATCTCGAAGGTAATTTCGTGATCGGCGCCGGCGGTACGTATGCGGTGGGCGCGACCGGCGGCTCCGCTACCGCCCTGCTGGCGCACACGCACACGATCACGGACAACGGTCACCAGCACCCTGTAGCAGGCTCCACGGTCGTCAACCTGACGCCGGGCGGTACTGGCTTTGGGGTTGTGTCCGGCGGTACCAGTACCGGGACAGCGGTTACGAACATCACGATCAACAGCGCGGGTTCGAGCTCGAACACGCTGCCGCCATACTACGCGCTCTGCTACATCATGCGGGTAACCTGACATGCCAGCACAGACTTATACTTTCTCGATCAATCAGCAGACGCTGATTCAGGCAGCGTTTCGCCTGATCGGCCAGTTCAACGATGACACGCCGCCTCCGCCAACGGATCTGGCAAATGCGGCGCAGGCGTTGAACCTGATGATCAAGTACTGGATGAGCAAGAATTATCCGCTCTGGTGCGTGACGGATCTGTCGTTCACCGTGGTGCAGGGGCAAGTGCAGTACCTGATCGGACCGGGCTCGCCCACTCCAGGCTTGCAAGCCTACCGCGTGCTGCGTATCCCAATGGCGCGGCTTCAGTACGCGACGCCGGCCAGTAACTTCCCGCTTCAGGTTCCGCTGATCCAGTTGTCGCGTCAGGAATACGACATGATGGGCCAGAAGACTGATCAGGGCACGCCGAACAGCTACTACTACGATCCGCAACTGAACAACGGCGTTCTGAGCCTGTACCTGGCTCCCGATGCGAATCCGAACATCGTTATCCTGACTTGCCAGCGGCCAATCGCGGACGTGATCAACTCGACTGCGAGTTTTGATTTCCCGATCGAGTGGCTGAATGCGCTAAAGTGGGGCCTTGCCGAACAGTTGCTGCCGGAATACTTCGTGCCGGAATCAGTCGCGGCCCGCGTGGAGCGAAACGCGAACCGGTATCTGGAAGACATGTTAAATTTCGACCAGGAGGAAGCCTCGACTTTCTTTACGCCTGACCGTCGCGGTCAAGGCCGGAGTAGCTACTGATGGCTGAAGCCCCCCGCATCCAGCTTGCGCAGACGATCTCGACGCGAGATCCCACGATGGTGTACGACGCCATCATGTACAACTATTACGCGTCGAAAAACTCGGACGGCAGGACGTTCTGTGAACGGCGTTTCGGTGTGCAGGCGCTGTACACTACCGCCGCTGCGGCAGGGCTGGGCCTGTTCGTGTTCGGCACTCAGGTCCTGTCAATCATCGGCACTGAATTCTACGTGAATGGCGTTGCTACCGGCGCGGTGGACGGAACAAGCCAGTACCAGTTCACGCTAACCGGTCAGGGCGGCACGGCGGTCTTTCTGAAGAACAACACGAACGCCTATACGTGGAACGGTACGGTACTCACGCAGGTGACAGACGCCAACTACCCTGCAACCACGGTTCCAGGCGTGGCATGGCTGGACGGGTACGTCTTCGTCCTGACCCCTGGCGGCATTCTCACGAACAGCAATCTGAACACGCCGGCCACGTGGAACGCTCTGAATGCGATCAACGGAAGCCTGTCTCCCGATCCGGGCGCGCAGGTTTGCCGGCTGTTCAACTACGTGGCGAGCTTCGGCCAGTTCTCAACAACGTTCTTCCTGGACGCCGGCAACACGCCGCCGGGATCGCCTTTGCTGCCAAACATCTCAGCCACCGTGAACATTGGCTGTGCAGCAGGCACCTCACTGGTTGCGACTGAGAATACGATATTCTGGGTCGGGCAGACCCATCAGAAGGGCCGGAAAGTCTACACCATGAACGGCCTGACGCCTCAGCCGATTTCGGATGAGTTCATTGAAAAGGTGCTGAACAGTGATCCGCTGACCAGCGTCTACGCCTACTACATCGAGATCAACGGCGCCGCGCTCTACGTCCTGACACTGGGCGCGAGCAATTGTACGCTGGTCTACAACGTGGTCACCCAGTCGTGGCATCGCTGGTCGAGTACCGCGCTCGGTGCACCGCTAAGCGCGATCAACGCCTCGTATAGCGGAAGCATCGTCACGGTCAACCTGCCGACGAATACACTCGCCAATCCGACTGTCGTCAAGGTCACGAGCAACAATTCCAATCCGGAATTCCTCGGCACGTTTGTGGCGACGATCACCGGGCCGAACCAGTTGACGTACACGCTAGGACCGTCGAACATCTCTGGCGGTATCAACAGCAACACGATCAACACCTTCACGATAAACAACGAAACGGCCCGCGTGGGTGCGCCGGTGGGCCTAGGCAATCTGACGATCACGCCATACGTGCAGAACGCGTTTTCACCTTCGTTTTACGCGTTCGGGAACAACACGGATTACCTGCTGGACTCGACCAATGGCATCACCTATCAGATGGAACAGGGGGTGTCGAACGACAACGGGCAGTTTATCTACGGTCTGTTGCGCACGAATGCCGGAGACTTCGGTTCGAACAAGGAAAAGTTCTACCCGACGATCGAAGTGATAGCGGACAAGGTGCAGGACACGGCGTATGTAGGGTATTCTGACAACGATTTCGCCAGCTTTGGCTCCTTCCGTCCGGTCAATCTCGGCTCGGACAGATCGCTTCTACGGCGGGGCGCTGCGGCCCGGCGGCGCGCATTCTCCGTCCTGTACATCGGCGGGTTTCAGGTGCGCTTCTACCAGATCGAACTTCCGGACATGCAAGAGGGTACGCTTTGAAGAATTTCATGAAAATTGCGCAGGGCGTGGACGTAACGCCGCTCGCGCTCCAGTTGCATCAGCACCCCGAACTGTGGAACGTGGATACCGAACGGCTGGGCCCTGCCGGCCCCCACCATGATAGCGATGACATCTGGGTGCGATACAACGACAAGACGGAATGGCTGAAGTCAGGTGACTGGAAGACGTTCAACGACGAACACGATCCGGTCTGGTATCCGGCTGCGTATGCGCTGCCTGCGATTCGCCCCTTGGTGTTCGACCTTGCGCGACGCGTAGAAGCAGAGCGGATTGGCGGAATATTCATCTGGCGCGTGAAGCCCGGCCACCAGATCTATCCGCACAAGGATTTTGGCTGGCACGTCAACTACTACGACAAGTTCAACATCTGCATCCAGTCAGCCCCTGGCGCGTCTTTCGTCTACGAAGACGAGCGGATGGAAGATCGACCGGGCGACGTGCATCGCTTCGTGAATACGGAAAACCATTCCGTGGTCAATACGAGCGATCAGGACTATATCGTGCTTTGTGTATGCTTACGCGTACATGACTACGAGCGGAGGTACAAACGGTGATTAACTTCTTCAGTTTGGCAGGCGTAGCGGTAACGGGCGGCCTGCCGCAAGCTTCGGTAGACGCCGCACTGGGCGTGGTACACTACTTTCCTACAGAAGGCAATCCGGTCTATATGCGCCGGATGAAAGCCCCCGCCGGCTACCTGATCGGCTCCCACAAACACAAATTCGAACACTACAGCATCCTGTGCAGCGGACGTGTGCGTGCGGAAATCGGTGAAGACACCGAAGAATATTCAGGCGGCGACGTGATTATCGTTCCCGCCGGAGTCGAACACAGGATTACGGCACTTACCGATATCGTCTGGTTCTGCGTGCATGGCACAGCGGAAACCGAAGACCTTGACGAAGTGCTGATCGAAAAAGGGGTATGACATGCCGGCAGCATGGATCAGCGCGGGCGCAGCGGTAGTCGGAGCGGCTGGAAGTCTCAGCGGAAGCGGTTCGTCCGGCAATCAGAACGCGGCATCCGCTGCCAGTCCATTCACGCCTTACCAACCGGGATTTGCGAATACGCTTAACCAGCAGGCGCAACCGGGCGGCACCTACGGCAACGTCCAGTACGGAGGGGCGCCGTCGCTTGGCGGACTGGCTGGACAAGGCGTAGGCCTCGGAAACGCACTCAACGGTCAGGGATTCGCGAGTCAGATCAACAACCTGGTCGCAAATCCCAGCAGCGTCTACCAGACCCCGCAATACCAGGCCGCTTTCGGCCAAGGGCAGAACGCGGTCAACGCGACGCTCGCCGCACAAGGCCTGAACGCGTCCGGCAACCAGCTGGCCGCGCTTCAGAATTACGGTCAATCGTTCGGACAGAACGCTTACGCTCAGCAGTTGTCGCAGCTGTCTAGCCTGTACGGCCAGTCGCTTGCGGGCAACCAGCAAGGCTACAGCCAGATGCAGAACGCAGTCGGCACGAACCTCAGCGCGCAACAGCAGGCGTTCACGCAGATGGGCCAGTTGTCAGGGCTTCTGACGGGCTCCCCCGTGGCCGCAGGTCAGCTCCTGGCCGCAGGCAATGCGAACACTGCCAGTTCGGTTCAGCAAGGGGTTAGCGGTCTGGCGACGGCCGGACAGAATCTGTACAACGCGTATAACGCTCAACCGCAATCGGCAGCAGGTACGACCACTGGTGCGGACCAATACGGCTTCGGTTCGGGCAATACCTACGGGTTCTCCGGGGGATCGAGCGATCCGACCTACGGTCTGACTTCTACGGGGTACTGATATGGCCGGAAACATGGGCGCAGTACTGACGGGTCTTGCGAACGGGCTTTCGAACGTTCCGCAGCAGTTGAACGACCTCGCGTACCAGCAGCAGCAACGCCAGCAGCAATTGCAATCCGGTTCAATCCAGAACCAGATGGCCGCTTTGCAACTCCAGCAGGCGCAACAGGCTCAGCAGACCGAACAGCAGTACTTGCAAGACATGCAATCCGCCTATCAGGGCGGCGGCCAATCGGCCCCCGACCAGTTGGCAGGGGCTGCTGCGCCTCAACCCGCTGGCGGTGTTGCCACAGCCAGTGCGCCTTCAAATCCGCCGAACCCGAATCTCCCGGCCCCGCTACGGAATAACAATCCGGGCGCGCTGATGGGAAAGGACGGCCAGTTGATGAAGTTCCCGTCTATTCAGGCGGGGGCGCAGGCGCTCGACAACAATCTGGCTTCCTACGGTCAGAAGGGTATCAACACGGTTGACGCTATCGTGAACCGCTGGGCGCCAGCTTCTGCCGGGAATGATACGCAGTCGTACATCAAGGATGTGGCGCAACGCCTGGGCGTCGATCCGAATCAGCCTTTGAATATGCAGGACCCGAAAGTCAGAGCGGCTTTGGGGCGGGCAATTTCGATTCACGAGAATGGGCGCGCGGCGGTTGACTCGACCGCTCAGGGCGCACGTGGCACGCAATCCCAGCAGATCGTACAGGCAGCGGATCAGGCTGTGCAGCAACCGTCTCCTGCTGACCAGATCGCGGCGCGTGATGCAGCAGGCGTAGACACGCCTATTCCGGTCTACCAGCAGGCGATTCAGGCGCAGGGCCAGCAGATTTCCATGCTCCAGAAGGTCTACAACCAGGCGATGCAGCAGGGGCACCCCGCCGTCGCGCAGAAGGTTGCGGCGCAGATCAGCACGCTTCGCGATCAGCAACTCGCGCTTCAGACGAAGGGTCTTGCGATTCAGAAAGACGCAAATGAGCAGGTAGCCTCGCTGGCTGCGGGTGTTCATGATCAGAACAGCTATAACAATCTTCACGAGCAGATCCGTAACAACCCGGCGATGCAGCAAGCCGTTGCAGGCTTGAACCTGACTTACGATTGGGATCAGGACAGAAACAAGTTGCAGACACTGGCTGACCGTTCGGTAACGTTGAAAGATCAGTCGGAACTGCGGATCAAGCAGGCCGAACTGCAACTTAAGCAGCAGGCAGAGCAACGCGAACAGGCTAAGGCTGATGCCTTGAAAGTCGCACCGGTGCAGGCCCAAGCTGCGGACCAGAAGCGGCAGGCCGCGAACGATAGCGTAGGCATTCCTACGACCCCTTCACTGGGCGCAACGATGGTCGGTGCGACTCCGCAGCAGGTGCAGGCGCAGCAGGCCAAGATCAACACATCGCGTAATGCGTACGTCACTACGCAGTTGCAACCGGCGATTCAGGGTGCGCAGAAGGTTGATGCCTTCACCAAGGAAATCCTCGGCAAGCTCAGTAACAAAGGTCCGGGCGGCGCAGTGACGACAGGCGGTATCTCCAGCCTTCCGGTGATACGAGGCGCTTTCAACGCCCTGGAATCCAGCCGTCAGGAATTCGAAAAGGACGCTGCCAATCTTGTATTGGCGCAGCAGCAGTCTCTGATGAGCTTGGGTGCTGCGCGCTCGGCGGGCACCGCTGCGATGGCAAAGATCATCGGTTCAGCCAAACCGAACCTTGACGTGAACAACGATACCAACAAGGAAATCGCAACTCAGATTTACGTTGCGAACCAGATGGTGAAGACACAACAGGAATTCATGGGCGAGTTCCTGAAAGCGAATCCCTCGGCACTGCCGCAGGACGGTTTGCTCGAATGGCAACGGTTTGAGAACTCGCTGGGCGATATGGTGTACGAAGACGATGCCGCGCAGACCCGCCAACGATTCAACGATAAGATAGTCCACTATCAGCCTGACGGCACCGTAAATAAAAACTGGGTTGACTACCACGATTGGTTCAAGAGCCATCCGGAATAAAACATGGACAGCAACGGCGCAGCACAAGACATTGCAGCAGGCGGCACGCCGACTCCGGAGCCGATGAGCCCCTCGGAGACTGGCGCGAAAGTCCTGCAATCAGCCACGTTGGGGTTCGGCGCGGACGCCGCTGGCGCCGCTTTTGGTAAGCCCGTCGAAACGTCAATCCGCAAACTCGCGCAGCAGTATGACGACAAGCATCCGTTGGCCGGGATCGCGATCGATCTTGCTACCGCTACTGCCTGGTCGGCTGTGCCGGGCATTGGCGAAGCCAACGACGTGGCTAAAGTGCCGGGGCTCCTTGCGCGCGGCGCGAAACTCACAGAGGGTATGGTGGGGCGCACTGCCGTTGGCGCGGGGGTAGGCGCAGCGGCAGGCGCGGGCGCGGGGGGCGATGCTGCTGCGCGCGGTAAGCATGCGGGCGAAGGCGCACTGGAAGGCGGTCTTGCGGCAGCAGGCCTTGGAGGCTTGGGCAAATTCGTTCTAAAGCCTGTCTTCGACCACATGGGGTTCTCGCAGGCAAAGGAAGCCGCCGATGCAATTCAGGCTGCGCTCAAGAAAGAAAAGAAGAGCATCGCAGGCCTGGACGATTTCATGCAGAAGAACCCCAATGCGCGAATCGCGGACTACTCGCCCAAAGTTGCGGATCTGGTGACCAAGGCCGTTTCTACGGGTAACGACGCCGCTCGCGCAGCGCAGAAAGCCGTAGTGCAGGACGCTGCGCGCCAGAAGACCCGGATAGCGCAGGAAGCGCAACCGATGCTGAAACTGAAGAACGATATCCGCGATGAACTGAACGACCTCGGTAAAGACCGGGACGACAAGTACAACTTTGCGCACACCGAGATCGCGCCGCTTACCCCGGAATTGCAACAGGTTCTAAACTCGCCAAGCGTGAAGCCGCACTTCGATGCTGCCGTAACCAAACTTGCGCAAGACAAGGCCATGCCAGCTAGCGCGATGGGTAAGAAGGCCGCAATCGTACCGAAGTACAACGTCAATAAAGAAATTCCGAATTACATTCTGGACGAAACACAACGGGGTATCGAAGGCGCGATCAAAGAAGGAACGGGTACCGATACATCAGGCCTGATGGCTGCGCGCGCGATGATCAACCGTTCTGCCAAGCCGTCACTCAGCGACGCACAGATGGCCGCAGCGCGCGCACAGAAAGCGCAGGATGCGCAGGACTGGGGTTTTAAATATGCAAAGGGTCTGAAAGCTGCACCTATCGATGAGTTCCGCGCGATGGGGCCGGCGGAGCAGAAGTATGCTCAATTAGGTATCGCCAACGGACTGGAAGGCTACTTACACGATACTCGCCGCATGAGTGAAGGCCAGTTGCGCGATCTTGCGAACTACGTAAAAGACCCGGCCATCGTGGAGGCGCTCGGTAAGCGGAACGCTTCTCAGGCCTCGGCGATCTTTCGTAAAGAAGCAGACCGCGCGAAGACGAACCGGCAAATGCTCAATGGCGTTTCTGGTCGCGCAGACTATACCGAAATGGCTTCGGAAAACGCGGCTGCGCACATCGGCAACGTGGCGGCGAAGAGTGTCATACCTGCCGGGGGTACGCTATTGCGGCTCGCCAATAGCCTTGGCATGCCTCAGTCACGCGCTAAGATTATCATTGACATCGCAGCGAAGCCCGGCGGTCTCGAACGGCTGAAGAAATCAGGTGTAAGCCCCGGCGTGATCAATAAAGTAGCGAACGCTCTGAAGCTCAAAGGCGCGGTGCCAGGTTCAGTGACACAAGCCGGGCGCCCGCAGGGCGACACGGACTGATCATTGACAAAGCAGGATCAGGACTAGCACGACAAGAATTGCGCCTAACATGATGGTTCTCCGGTTATACGACGAGTGAATGTAGAACTTTGACGTAGATGCGGCACGCGATCCAGATGGCATGTCCTAAGACGAAGCAAAAGGTCCACGTGATGGCGCATACGATCAGCATCTCTGCAACGTGGTCCAGAAGGTAATCTAGCTTCGTGTATCCAGCAAATGCCTGCTGACCGCAAAAGTAGAAGGTGAACGGAATCAGAAGCAGGAAACTGCTGAAAGCTATAATGCGGGTCACGGTTTGCTCCTTGCGTTGGTCTACCGAATTATAGCAATTGCCGAAAGGATATCAAGTGAAAGTTTTAGTGATCGACCAGATCGGCCTCAGCCTTGATTTCTGCATGCGCTGCCTCGACGCGGGGCACGATGTGCGCCTGTGGGTCAAACCGTCCGAGACGAACAAGCGCATGGTCGAAGTGGGTGACGGCATCGTGACGAAAGTCAAAGACTGGCGCCCCAGCATGCAGTGGGCGCAGCTCATAGTTACGACCGACAACTCTTCACTGATGGCGGAACTGGCCCCCTATCAGGCAAAGGGGTATCCGATCTTCGGAAGTAACGTCAAAGGCGCTGAGCTGGAACTGAACCGGCAGAAAGGGCAGGAAGTCTTCAAGAAGTCCGGCATCAAAGTGATGGAAGGCACTGAGTTTCGCGACTACGACAAGGCAATCGAATTCGTAAAGAAGAATCCAGAGCGCTGGGTTTCCAAACCTAATGGCGATGTCGACAAGAGTTTATCGTACGTCTCCGAGTCGCCGCGCGACATGATATTCATGCTTGAGCGCTGGAAGAAAGAAAACCCTCAGAATCAAGGCTTCATCCTGCAAAAATTCCGTAAAGGGATTGAAATTGCAATCGGCGGCTACTTCGGGCCTAAGGGATGGGGTAAAAATTACCTTCTCAACTTCGAGTTCAAAAAGTTGATGCCAGGGGAGCATGGTCCAGCCACGGGGGAGCAAGGAACTGTGATGAAGTACACACAGGACTCGCCGCTTGTGGACAAGCTACTCACGCCGCTGACTTCCTACCTGCACTCCGTTGATTATCGCGGCTATTACGACATGGCGGCCATCCTGGATGACGACGGTATTCC